ATGCGGCTGCAGGCGTTTCTGAACATGTCGTTGCTGCCGCGCCAATCTTTGACGGCGCCTCCGGCTCGCCGGATGGTCTCTTCGACGAAGCCCTGGCAGTCTTCTTCGGAGTAAAGAATTGGACGCTGCCTGTCGGCTGCGTCCATCGCTTGTTGCGCGCATGCGCTTGCTAATGCTTTTCTGCTCATGGTTCGTTCTCGCTTTCGTAGGCGCGTTTTGCGGCCAGTTGGGCGTCCAGGGCTTTGACGCATTTTTCTCGGTCGTCCGTGGCTGCCCTGGCCCTTGCGCGCCAGGTGTCGTAGTCTCGTCTGATGTCCATCTCAAGCCCTGGGCGGGGCTTGACTGTGATGCGGTCGTGGCACGGGCAGTCGACCGGGCAGTCGCCGCGCGGAAACAAAATGTCGATCAAGCCGTCTGTTCGACGGATGATGCCGTAGGGTGTGAAGTGCCGTTCAATCATTTGTCTGGCTTTCCTCCTTCCTCAGCACGACGTTCTCCGCAATCCACGTCCGCACGCCGTAACCGTTGATGTTCTTGCACATGCCCATGTAGCTGTTGATGGTGGCCAGCGCGTCGTCCTGGTCGATTTCTCCCCTGGCGTAGCGCCTTTCCATGCGCCGGAGCGACCTTTTGATGTGCTGGATGGTTTTCTTCCGTAGGCGCAGGCCGTGCTCTGTCACCCGGTAGCCTACAAATTCGCAGCCGTGGGAAATCGGCAGGATGACGGTCTTCTTGTTCATGGCCAGCTCGAGCCGGTTGCGCATGAAGCGCTCCAGCTGCGCCCTTGTTTCTTCGGCCGCCTTCCGGCCCTTGATTAAGAGAATGGTGTCATCCATGTATCGGATGTAGTGGCGGATGCGGAGCTCGTGTTTCGCGTATTGGTCTACCTCGTTCAGGTAAATGTTTGCGGTCTCCTGGCTGGTCAGGTTCCCGATGGGCATGCCCACGTCGTACAGGCGCTGGTCTGGCGGGCACTCGCTGATGCTGACGCCTTCCGGCAGCCCGAAGGGCGTGCTGGGGTTGTTGATGATCTCGGTCATCAGCCACATCAGCCAGTCGTCGTCGATGTATTGCCTGTAGATCTCCAGGGCGATCTCGTGGTCAACACGGTAGAAATATTTGGACACGTCGCATTTGAGGATCACCCATTCCCGGGCATCCTCCTTCCGGCTGATGGCTTTTATCCAGCGGTGGAGTTGCTGGGCGGCCGCCAGGGTGCCCTTGCCTTCCCTGCAGCCGTAGCTGTGGGTGATGTAGCGCCGGTCGATGAAGGGGTTGATCTGGCGGTAGATGGCCCATTGCACCACGCGGTCGCGAAAGCCCAGGGCCATCACCAGGCGCCGCTTCGGGTAGGAAACGTAAAACTCCCGGTATGGGCCCACGGTGTATGTTCTGGCTTCCAGGTCGTCCTTGATGTCCTGCAGGTTCTTCTCCAAGTCCTGCGTGAAGCTGAGCACATCGGGCCGGTACCGCTTGTTCCTGGCTGCGTCCTTGTATGCGCCCAGCAGGTTTTCCCAGGAGCAGATATGCTCCTGCATGTTGATCAGTTTCCTCATGGCTGTGGTTTTGCCGCGCATGGCATCTCTGCTGACACGGGCGTACCGTGCTACCGCCCTCCGGCGGCTACGCGGCCGTTCCGGCGCTCCTTTCCGGGTGGCGCCAGATTCTCGTTTATGGCCTTTGATGGCCACAGGGAACGCGCCCCTCCCTGTCGATATTCGCCTGCGGTGACGGGTGTGCCGCAGCGCCCTGGAATGTGGTGATAGGGAGCGGGGGCGGGCGCCATAGTTCACGTTGCTGTTGGCCCGCGTGTTGTTCGAGTTCACGTAGCCCAGCCCCGCGTTGCTCGTGTTGTTGTAGTTGCCGCCGCGCCGCGGAAAGCGCTGAGGTCGCGATGCCGCCCAATTGGCGGCGCGTTCCCTTATGGTCTACGCTGGGCGGTCTTTCCGCCTGGCGTTTACCGCCTTCATCCAGCCGCCCAGCATGCGCCCGATCTCGATGATCATGCCGCTGTAAACCTCGTACTTGTGGTTATTCAGCAGCTGCGCGCTGTGCTCGCGGTTCTGGTATCGGATTCTGTTTGCCCGCCGCACCATCATCTGCAACACGGCCAGTTTCACGTCCATGTCCTGCATCGTCGTGTACTTGTGGTGCTTTCGGTTGGCCGCCTCGCACAGCTCTGCGATGGCGTACATCTGGTTCAGGATGCGCTCGCCCAGGGTGTATCTGTGCAGCTTGGGCCACCGCTGGATGATGGGGGCTGCGTAGTCGATCATGTCTTCAATCTTTTGTTGAATGGTGAGTGTTGCCATGTGTCTGCCTCTTGCTGATTGGGGCGGGCTATCGCCCACCCCTCAGATAACCAACTTTCAGATTACAGGGTTTCAAGGGAGCGGGGGCGGGCGCCATAGTTCACGCCGCTGTAGGCCCGCGTGCTGCCCGAGTTCACGTAGCCCAGCCCCGCGCCGCTCGTGACGCCGTAGCTGCCGCCGCGCCGCGGAATATACTCCGTGGTTACGTGGTTGCGGTAGTATACCGTGCCCTGCGTCGTGTCTCCTGGGATGGGGAAGATACCCAGCTCCTGCAGGATCGTCGGGATGTAGGGAACGTTTACAGCGTTTGCAGTGAGATCCTTGAACGCGCGAGACATGGTTTCATTCGCCGTTGTCCTGACAGTAATGACAGTATCCAACTCAGGATAAGTCCCGCTTTTATTCCATTTCAGCGTGCCTGCCGTACCGGGAGCGACCAGGGTATAGCTTGCGTCTACAGCGCTGGGCAGGATAGCTTTCCAAGCTGCGCTCCCGGACGAAAGGTCCGCTGCCGGGTCCGCTGCGTTGTTGTTTTCCAGGATTTGGATTTCTCCGTCGTAAATCCTGTACCCGTAATCCTGCTCCGATGCGTTTCCAACTATGTCTGCCAGGCTACTTTCCTTGCCGTTCAAGTACCAACTCAACGGCCCTGTGCCTGTGAGCGTGTTGTAGCCGTTTGGTGTGGCCGTTGCGATTTGTGATAGTACCGGTGTCGCTCCGATGAATTTGCCTCTGGTCCAATGCAACGGCGCCTTGTCTGGCCTGTTTTCGTTTGCGCTTGTATGATTTTGCAGGCATTCATACTCCCAACCCCATAGCACGCGCTTGTTGCCGGCTGTGTATGCGGTCGCCGCAAGCCAGTTTGTCCCGTCCCGGTAGTCCACGCTGTAATTGTTGTTTCCCTTCGGCACCCATCCGTTCTTTTTTGCCAGCAACAGCAAGAATCCACTGTCTGCGACGGTCTTTCCGCTGATGCCCGTCCCGGCTGCGCGCATCCTTGTTAGGAATTCGTCTGCGCCCAGGGCCACCCGCGGTGGCGAATTTGGGATGCTGTACAGCGTGCCGTTTGTCGCCAGCTCGCACGCCATGTACTTTCCTATCAGTATTTCGCTCTGCTCTACGCCGTTGATGATGAATGCCGGGTGCGTATGGTCCGGCAGGCTTGCGTCCAATTCAATGCTCTTCATCTTTGGGAACCTTACAAAGATGCTCGGGTTTCCCTGTGCGTCGTACTTGACGACGTGGTTGTACTTTTGTGCCAGAAATTCAAGCGGTGATGCGAATTGCGGCATTGTTTTGTTTCCTCCTTTTTATTTTTGCTGCTCTGCCGGCGTTTTGAGTTTTAGTAACTGCTCAATGCGGTCGAGCCGTTCTTCAACGGTCAATGGTTTCTGTTTTTCTTTGTTTTTGAATTCGTCCTTGACCGCCGCTTTTTCTGCGTTTCGGACCGTCAGGTCAGTTGCCCACTGTGCCAAGCTTTTCATAGCATGCCCTCCGCCATGGTGGTAACCACTTCTTCTAAATCGTCCAGCCGCTTTTTCACGTTCTTGAACGGCGCGATTTTTGCGTCCCAGGCTGCTTTCCGCTCCGCCTCCATCGCCTCTATTTCCTCTTGCGTCATGCCGCCCTGGGGTTCGTTCATTATTTCACTCATTCGGTTTTCCTCTCTTTCTTATGCCATTTCGGCCAGAGCGGCCTCTGCAACGGCCAGCCGGGTTTCGAGGTCCCGTATGACCGCCTGAAACATTGTGAACATCATTTCCGATGCTAAGTCCCTGTGCTGCAAGCCTTCCTCGATGCGGTTGAGGTTGGTGGCGTTGACGGGGACGCCGGGTTCGATGATTTCCCCGGGCGCCTTGATGTGGGTGATTGTGCCGTCGCCGTTGTCGGTTTCTTCATATCGGTGCGGGTGCTGCAGCACCTCGTCTTCCCATTTGATTCTCTGGTATGCCATCGTGGTTCACCTAACTTTCTGTAACGGTCAGGGCGAATCTGTAATGGATGCCCTCGGAGGTGCTCTTGCGCAGAATGTTCTCTGCCTTGTCGGCCCATAGGACATTGCGCTTGTTGTACAGCTGCACCTTGGTGATGGTGATGTTTTCCGGGTAGGTGTGGTCGATTGTGAAGCTGATGATCACGCGGCCGCTGGCGTCCAGCTCGGCCTTGTTAAGCTCCACGCGATAAACGGTGCCGTTTGCAGTGAATCGGGCATAGCCCGCGTTTGCCGCGATGTAGTTCTTGATCTCCGTCAGCATGGCGGTTGTGAGCATGTGGTCCTCCTTCTTCTCTTGCTAAAGCGTT